TAGCACAACAACCCCTTCGACTGGAATTTGGTACCACGTTGCAGGAGTTAGAAACGGTGGTACTGCAACTTTGTATGTTAATGGTGTTGCAGAAGCAACAAGCTCATCTTTAAGCACAAACTCACTAACTACTGAAACTAATGCAATACAAGTTGGAAAATATTCATATGGTTTTGAACTAAATGGTTACATAGACGACCTAAGAATCACAAAAGGATATGCACGGTATACAGCTAACTTCACAGCACCAACTAGTGCATTCATTACCAAATAATAATAAGCTAATAGGAATATAAAAAATGGCATTTCCAACAAGTCCCACAAATGGTCAAGTATCAACAGTAAATGGTATTTCGTATACCTATGCTAGTGCTACTAATTCCTGGACTCGTACATCTTCCGGAGTACTACTTGGCAGTATTAGCACAGTAATAATCGGTAATACGCTGTCGTTAAATTCAGCCAATATCAGCACCAGCACAACAACTGGTGCGTTACAAGTAGGCGGCGGTGCGGGCATTGCGGGTAATGTGTTTGCTGGCGGCGACCTGACATATGGCACAGTTCCAATCTTTAATAGTAGCACAACAGTCACCAGCATTGGCACAGCTCCGGTTGCTGTTGCTTGGTTTGGTAATACAGCATATCGTAGTGCCAAGTATGTAGTCAGTACCACAGATGTCACAAACTCACAATACCAAACAGTTGAGGTTGTTCTGGTTCAAAACGGAACAACATCAACCATTAGCAGTTATGGTGAAGTGACTTCGGGTGCCAGTACAAGAATGACATTCACTTCCAATGTCATGTCGGGCAATGTAATATTATGGGCTATAGGAGTAAGTGCAAACAACACAATTAAGCTGGTTAGCACACTAATACCAGCCTAACGCAATAAATACAGTATAAGGATCCATACACATGCAAACAGTTAAACAGTTATATCGCGAATCATACAAGGGTGAAGATGTAGTTACTACATTGACTTACAAAAACTCCCAATGGACACCAAAGTATGAATGGATTCCTAATGCCATTACCAACATACATACAACCACACAGGCAGTAATAATTGGCGCCAGCTCACGAGCCGAATGGCGTCATGAATACCAAGGATTTGACATCAATTTGTTGGCCACACACAAAGGTGGCCTGTTTGGCGCAGACAAATTACAGACTTATGGAACCAATGGCCTATACAAGGAATTCACTCCAGATTTTCTAATTATCGACAACAAAGAAGTTGATGAGATAGTACAATCTGATTACTGCAACAACAACATTGTTTATGCACACGCCAATCCAATTTTGGCTCATCCCGGTAAGTTTTATTTAATTCCACAAGACCCCAGCTGGAACGCAGGCACTATCGCTGTATATCTAGCCTGCTTTGATGGGCATTCAAAAGTATACCTAATGGGGTTTGATGGCCGTCAAGGATCTGACACATTCTACGAAAAAACTTTGAAACTGGTTTTTGAACTATATCCCAATGTGGATTTTGTTCGTGTGACACCAACTTCTGAATACTACATGCCCGAGTCATGGAAGTTTCAGGTCAACCTAAGACAAATTACTTTTAGAGAGTTTGTTCTTGAAGCTGACATCGGATAATACAGTTTCCATAGTTCGTAATTTATCCACAATGGCAGTAAACTTAAAACTACGCCACACCCCTGGGTGCAATGGCTTAGGGTGATCATCTAAGGGAACCCAACAATATCCTCTGTGCTCGTGATTTAGCATCGGCACAAACTCTCGGTCCACACTGATTAGATAAGTGTGAAACACAAATTTATCATTGTCGCTGGTGTATTGTTCGATGGGAATAATCTTAGCGTCTTTGATTTCGCCACCCAATTCTTCTTGTATTTCTCGATGCAGTGCTTGTATAACTGATTCGTTTTCTTCTACTTTCCCGCCAACAATTCCCCAACTACCTGAGTGTCGGTTACTGTTTCTAAGCAAAAACAAATATCGATGTGTTTGGATGCAATATATTAATGCACCTGTACTTGATAACATTTAAATTACAATACTCCAGTTGTCTGCTAGATACAATCCTTCAACACTCTTAACCCATTCATTATTTTCGTAATCGAATTTATATTGAATACTAGTGGCCAAATTGGTTACAAAGATATATCTGTCTGCCTCTTGACTATGAAAACTAACAGTCCATCCATTTGTAGTATACTCAACAATATCATTGGCATCAGCAACAAACCACGGATTAGTTCCCCAGGCTATGGCACCCTCACTGTTATTATAACTGCCAATGGCGTTGGTGATCAAGTAGCGTGTGCCCAAAGTTGGTGTTAGTAACTGCAAACTGTCCACATTGACAGATTCCGGATCAATGATAGCTGTAATTGCAGTAACGGTATTTACGGGCAAAGTGTCTATGTTTGGATCGTATAACAGTATGCTTTCATCTGCTGGGTGTTGGGCAACAGTGCCAACAACTTCACTAACGCCATCGGCATGTCTTAGCCGTACTTGACTAACACCGTTTCTTATTTGTCCATATTCGGCCATTAACTGCGCCCAACTGTTTACAGACCCAACATGAACATTATTATCCATGGTGTCTGTGCTGTTGACTAATTTTAATTGATTTCCGATGTATACTAAGTTGTAATTTCTAAAGGTAGTTGCTCGTCGTGCCAACAAATCTGCATCAGTAAATATGTCTTCGGTCAAGTTACCATTGGCATCATACATGTTGGCAATAACTTTTGTTACTACACCCAGTCGTTTAACTTTAGCAGGACTGCTTAACCAAATTGGCAATTCAAACTGTAGAGTGGCAATGCTAATACTTTCGTCGGTACCGCTAGGAACTGATCTTGAATCCCATATGGTACTTTTTAGTTCTACCACTGTCAAACTGCCCCAGTCAATAAAATTGTCAGTGTTTTGAATTTCCACACTGGGATTAAACAAAGTTGATATCTGTTCCCATAATTGTAATTTTTGTTCTGTGTTGGTGGTCCACACATCCATCTTAAGAGTCAACTTGTATGGCACCGGCATCATACGCTCTACAGTATATGCATCTCCTGGACCGGCTAGATAGTTACCAGTAGTTGGGTCGTACTCACGCTTTTTAACACTGATCTTACTGATGTAACTGGGATCTTGCATTCGTTCACGATCATAGTCCAATGCACTGATGTACACAGCAATGGCAGGAACACTACTCAACAAGTTCTCGCTGTTTTGTTTGAGTATCTGCGCCGCCTGTCTGCTTTGATCACCGTAGATAACCGGTACTTGTTGTAAGGCTCTCTGTCCATTGGCACCTTGCCCAAACTCAACTTGAAAGCCCGACACCAGCCTGATAAACTGAGTTAGAAATCTGCGTATTTGATTATCGTAAAAAAATTGCTGTGCCATTAGTTATCTGCCTGTATTTTTAATGCCTGACTTAGACTTTGGCGTTCAGATTCAACTTGACCTTCTAAGTTGGTAAAAGTCTTGGTATTATTAACAAAACTACCCTTCACAGTATTATTTGATCCGGGTGTTATATTTGCTCTTAATAAATCTTCAACCATTGACCAGCGTTTTCCATTGTATCGGAATAGCCTGTTGGGCAAATAGTCAGTACGCAAATAGTAATCTCCAGTTGACGGTAAATTTGGAAATTCTATGCCTGCTACCAATGGTAATCCGTTTGGTGCTAATCCATCACCTACCAAGTAACCTTTAATTTTTGTCTCTGAACTGATGGTTGTATTATCTACAGTAACATTACCATCCGCAGTGACATCGGTGTTGTCGGCATTTATGCCTTGATATTCAGGACGAAGATACATCTTGCTGGTGTCGTATCCAGACTTGGGAACATCTACTTCGGCCTGTGCCACTACAGCCGCATTGATGTTCATGTAAACACCGTAATTGCTCATGATACTGGCAGTGGTGGTGCTGGCAGTACCCGCCACAATGGTGTTGAGAATATCCTTGTACTCTTGACTATCCACTAATGGATTAATCTTAACACGCCACAAGTGCGGCCACCAGGTTGGTGTAAACCCTTCTGCGGCCAGGCTGGCATCAGCAATGACATAGTAACGCTTCAATGCCGCTGGAACATCTTGATCCAGTGCATTGTAATCTTTTAGGTGTTCTAGTTCCAACACATCACCAGCCATCAGCTTACGACCAACGGTGTCCATCATGTCGTTGATGTGAAAGGTCATGAACAAGGTACCGGTTTGCAAGAACAGACCAAATTGGCTTAGATCAAAGTCTTGGTCAGCACGAGTATAGATACCACGCATCTTGTAAACATCTTTGTCGTACTTGCGATCACGATTTTCTACAAACAACAAGTCCTGTATGTTTTTTTCACTTTGATTTGTATAGTTGGGTTGTGTTAGATCTGTACTGTCTGTTTGTTGATTGGTGCCCAGGTATTTGTGAATGATAATACCAGTTCCGCCCATGGTAAACATCTCGCTGATCCTGCGATCAAAGAACTTGTAATCATTTGAATGTCGTCCGTCTTTCCAGAGCGATAAGCGAGCCATGTGTTATCCTATATTGTAGTATTTATGGGTTTGACATGTATTGGCTTTTATCGTATAATACGCACTTATGCAACCGCAACACGAAGCACACATTGCCAGATTAGAACAACTATTGGCATCTGTTTCTCACGCCAAAGACATTCGTGCCCGTAGTACCTTGTTTAAGTTTTATAAAAACTGCCGTGAAATTTACACAGAAATGGACAAAGAAATGGTGCATTGTAGGCGAAGGAATAAATTAACACAAAAGTACACAGAATTAGAAACTGAATTTACCGAGGCTACAAACACATTTGAGCAGTGGGCCGTAATGGCCGCACTAATGTACTAGTTGACACAAAATGGTTGATTTGCTATACTAGGTGTATGTATAAATTAATAACAAAAACCCAAGAACAAGAATTTGACACGTTGGATCTAGCAATGGATCGGGCTAAAGTACTCAACGAGTTTGTTACTATAACAGGCAACGGATTCGAGATTGTGGGTCGGTTTGGCGTGGATTCTGTTCGGGATGGCAAATGTCCCGATGGAGTCGCATATGATTGGAACAAGACGAGCCGTATTGGCCGTGTAAAAAAGGAGCGAAAATAATGGCTACAGTAGCAGGCATTAAGATTAAATCAAAAGCACCCAAGGTCCAGCGGGCTAAGTTTGCCGATGAAAAGTACACAGGCAGTGAGCCAGTATGGGATACCGAACGAGCATTGGGATTTACTGATTCAGATTTTGATCACCACATGCGTCGTAGTTTTTATTATTACAATTATCATTACAATCAAAAGGACTGTAAAAAGCATGTGGTAGAATGGATGCAAAAACAGACGACAGTTTTTTCTAAGAAAGACCTTGGTGCTTTTATCCGTGCGCCAGACCGTTCGTTGTCAATGACTGCATGTAGTTTGATTATGGCACATAGACAAGGTATGCCGTTAAAAGCTCGCCATACCGACTTTTTGAAAGAAGCAATCGGAGAAGCTGTTAAACTAGCAGAGCCAGAAGCAGTTGAAGTCACCACAACAAAAGTAGAAGTATATCGTCCCACTATCCAAGACCGATTGAGTGAGCGTACTAGCGAAATACTTGGCGAAATTGAAGGGGTGTATGATGAAGTACATTCAAACAACAAGGTTGACTTCAAGCCCTATGACTTTTTGGTTGTCAACAATGTTGTACAAAGTCAACTTGGCAAGTACGAAACACTTTTCGGCAACCGACGAGCAGAACTGGAACTTGCACAAAGTAAAAAAGACGAACAAGTGCGAGAAGGTTACAGCAATTACAAGACTGCTGACTTTAAACGCATGATCACCTGGATTGATAACTTACTAGCGGCAGTGGAACAGTATCGTGGAGTTAAGAAAGCCACCAAGAAAGCCCGTGTCAAGAAAGCACCGAGCAAGGAAAAACTGATTGCCAAGCTCAAATATGCAAAAACTGACACAGCACTAAAAATTGTCAGCATCAATCCTGCAGACATCCTGGGTGCCAGCGAACTATGGGTGTATAACATAAAGTCACGCAAGTTGGGCAAGTATGTGGCCGCAAGTTATCAGACACTCAGTGTCAAGGGTACCACGATCATTAACTTTGATGAACAGAAGAGCACCAGTAAAACATTGCGTAAGCCTGAAGAAAAGCTCAAAGAGTTTGCCAAAGCAGGCAAAGTGCAGTTACGCAAGTTTTTAGATGATGTCCGTGCCACAGAAACACTGTTAACTGGGCGTATCAACGCAGATATAGTCCTGCTCCGAGTGCAATAAATAGGAATCCTGTTGCGGTAATAAATACTGTAAACAGGATTTCCTATGAGTGTAACAATTAAAACCGGACTCAGCTCACAGGGTAGTATAACTACCGATAGTCTAGCAGGTCCGGGCCCAATAGCATACGACGCAACACTTTACGACAGTTCGAATACCAAGCGGGCAGAAGTGGTTGATTATATTCGTATGCGCCTTGGCGATGGCATTGTGGATGTTGAGCTAGAACTTGAACACTATGAAATGGCCATCAAACAGGCCTTGATCAAATATCGTCAGCGTAGTGCCAATGCTGTTGAAGAAAGTTATGCGTTCTTGGACCTGTTGCCAGAAACACAAGAATACATACTACCAGCGGAAATACAATCAGTTCGCCAAGTGTTCCGCAGAGGCATTGGATCAGTTACAGGCACCACAACCAGCCAATTTGAACCTTTTGCATCAGGTTTCTTGAACACATACATGTTGGTTGCAGGTCG